ACTACGAACTATATAAAAAGTTAAAAGATATGGGGTTTGAGCAAGAAGGCTCAGGTTTCGGTGAACCCACCCTTTCTTCCTTAATAGAAGCGTGTGGGGGAAACTTGGATGGAATAATGAAATCAAAAGGAGAATGGGTCGCTATGAAAGATAGATATAAATCTTTAGGTGAATGTTTCTTTGGCAAAACCCCACAAGAAGCAGTAGCAAGACTATGGATTGAGCTTAACAAATAACAACCTGCCCTGTAGTACCCGTTAATCAAAGGCTAAGCCTGAGATGACGATACATAATGGGGCGATACTAGCCTTATAAGGCTGGCAGAGTTCGTGGGGGAGTGTTGACCTCCCGTGAACTCTACTAGCTTTGGAAGGACAGATACAAACTGCCGATTATGTATCTTTTATAAGACAAGATGTATACAAACTAACTAGATATGAACATACAAGAATATCTAAAAATTGCAAAATTCGGAGATATTATAGATACAAGTTGCCCTTGGGGACACCTGAGAATGGTTTTAGAAATAAAAGAAGACTACTTTAGAGAAGTATGGGTTGCGGAAATAAATGGAGAATACGTTGCAAAAGGCGTAATAGAAAACACTTTTGGCTCGTGCGTATGGGAATGTAAAGTTATTACTAATATATATAAATCAAACACTATGAACACAATCAAAAACACAATCAAAAGTTTACTAAGAACAGAACCAGAGAAATCTTTTATCAAAGTAGGGTTTTTAGATGAGAGTGAGAATATAACTCAAAAAGGTCGTGAAGCATTAGAATATGTACTCTGGGAAAACAACAAAAATGAACTTAAAAAACTGGCTGAAAAATTACTTGATGACGGAAAAGACACCCCACTGGCTTAATGCTCGCATAGATGTACCTAAGAGAAATACTTGGTATGAAGCGTGTATCAATGGAAGAAAATACTCAGTTATGGATTGCGGATGTTTAATGAACGGGCAACCTTACAAAAGTTTTGTAGGGTGGGAAGCTGTAGAGATAGTAAACGGAATCCTTGATGTAGACAACGTAAAAAGAGCAGACACGCATCAAGAATTGTACGACCTCCTGACCTCCCGTGAACTCTACTAGCTTTGAAAAGACACTTATTAGCTAACTAAACACATGACCCACGAAGAAACAATAAAACGAATACAAGAGTTAGTTCCGAGCGTGATGGAGTTGGAGTTTGGAGGTGAGGTAAGGTCTCTTAAAGACGTTCAAGGAATTGGAGCAATAGTTCTTAAGGGAAATGTTGGAAATTATGTAGGTAATGATAACTTTCTTTTTCAACATGCACAAATGTTTGGTGTTTCAGGTGCAGGGTTTGAGTGGGAAAGGGGATACAAACACCAATATGTATCATTAAAAAATCACGAAAACCTAAAGAGTGAGTTTGAAATCCTCGGTAAACCTATCACGCTAGCAGTGGTAATGATGGCAATAGACAAAAAACATGAAGAGAATTTATTTGCAACAGTAGCTTCTAATGGGTGGCTTCACTTTGGGAGCAAAAGAACTTTCTGGGACTTATTCAAAGACAACCTCAACGACCAGTCGGAAGAAACAAAGAAGTTTATAGGACACTTATTAACTAACTAACTAGATATGAAAGAACACCTAGAAAAAACAAAGATCAGAGTGATTGTAATGCGACAGGGTGGTATTGAAATATCGCCTTCAGTCGAGTTGATTATTTTAAAAGAAGCCGAGCTTGCGTGGAGGTGTGGGGGCGTTAAAATGCAAGAAAAATATAACAAAATGCTTACTAACATTGAATAGATATGAACAACTGCACAAACACAGGAGACCAAAGTGCTCCACGAGCAATGAAAGACGTAAAAGTGGGAGATATTGTTGTGAACGAAGACGGATATGAAGCATTAGTGCTAGAGGTACTCACAAGCACATTCCTAATTTCTTGGCGAGCTGATTTTGAAGAAGTTGGAAGTTGGTACACATTCGCAGGAGCAGAAACAGACGGCTGGAAGATAAAAGGAGAAGACACCATTATAATCATAGGAGGTAAGAAATATAAGCTAATTGAGGAATAGATATGACATACAAGGAAAAAAGATTAGCGGAGTTTGAAGATAAATTGTCAGGTATTTTTTACTCAAAACCTGTAAATGGAGCTAAGTGTACTGAAAACAAACAGATTGTCAGAGCCTTCCTCTCCGAATCAATCCATCAGGCCGAGCAAGAGATGAGGAAGAAGGTAATAGAGGAAATTAAAACTGCCCCAATCCCAAACGAGTGGGAAGAACAAAGCATAGCAGAAGCAAAAGATTACTTTATTCACCTCCTCACCTCCCTAGACACTAACCCTAAATAACATGGAAAATACATTTTACACAAGAGGTCAAGTAGATATGGTAGCAAACCTGTTTATGGAAATAAGGCTAAAGGGAGTAGAGAAAACACTACAACGATATGCAGAGATGCTTCCTGAGAATCCACATACGCAGAACTATCTTGCAAGTAACCCTAAATAGATAGTGAGAAACAAGAAGACGTGGTATAATACAATGATATGTCACATGTAGAAATAACTAGAGACGAGCTGGGAAGAATCCTACCAGGGCAAGGCTCATTAAATCCTGAAGGAAGGACTAAGGATACCGAGGAAGTAAAAGCTCTAAGGAAGGCTAGTAAGCTCATCATAGAGGAGTATAAGATTGCTTTAACAAGTGCTCTACCAATGATACAGCCAATCATTATAGCTAAAGCACTAGAAGGAGACATAACAGCAATCAAAGAAATCCATGATAGGACTATGGATAAGGCTAAGCAGTCTACAGACTTAACAAGTAACGGAGGGCCACTGAGCATAGTATTTGATAGTTCATTCAATAAAAAGTGAATCTTCACGACAAACAGAGAGAAGTAATTAAGTCTCCAGCACGATTCAAAGTAATCAGAGCAGGTAGACGAGCAGGTAAATCTTCCCTAGAAGTAGAGGACATGGCATTTGATGCCGTTACAGGAAAGGATAGAAACATCTTCTACATCTGTCCTACCCAGATACAAGCACGAGAAATCCTATGGGCACTCCTAAAGAAACGACTACATGGAGTAGGGGACTTTCATGAGCAAAGACTAGAGATAACACTTCCAACGCAAGACGGAGGCTTTTCAATGATTAAACTGGCAGGGTGGGAGAACAGAGAGAACTTCCGAGGTAAGAGTGCCTATAAGATAGTATTTGATGAAGTAGATACTATGAAGGACTTCTTTATGGGCTGGCAGGAGATATTCAGACCAACGCTGATAGACACAGCAGGGTACGCTACATTCATCGGTACACCTAAGAAGGAGAATCCAAACCTAAGAAGGCTAGAGAAGATGGCAGAGAAAGACAATGACTACGCAGTCTTTCACTTTACCTCTAACGATAACCCGTTCCTACCAGCAGAAGAAATGACTAAGGCTAAGGCTGAGCTAGACTATGAAACATACAAGCAGGAGATACTAGCGGAGTACATAGACAACGCAGGGGCATTGTTCAAGTATGACTCACTGGTAGATGTATTCTCTAACACCATAACAAAAACAGGTGGGAAGTATTTGATAGTGGACATAGCAGATGATGGAACAGATAAAACCATATTCTCTTTCTGGGATGGGCTAGAGGAGTACAAGCGTGAGGAGTATGCACGCCTTAACACCGAGAGTATCGTTCATAAGATACGGGAGTATGCATCACAAGAACAGATACCGTACTCGCACATCGCTGTAGACGCTATTGGAGTAGGGGCAGGAGTAGCTTCAAGCTCATTCCTTGACGGTATCATAGGCTACAAGTCATCATACGCACCGATAAAGACCGACCAAGACATTATCAGACTTCCTAACGTGGGAGTATTAAGCAGTCCAATCACACCTCTGGTATCTGATTACAAGAACTTACGAAGTCAGTGTGTATTCAACCTAGCCGACCTTGTGAACAATCACGCAATCGCTTCAAGGCTAACAGGAGACTTTAAGGAAAAGATATTAGAGGAGCTTGCGGTGTATCAGGATGTATCAACAGGAGATGGTAAGCGTATGGCTACTATGAAAGATGATGTGAAGGCAGCGATAGGGCACAGTCCCGACCAGAGCGACACTTGGATTATGCGTATGTACTTCCATGTGAGAGATAAGATGATACCTGAACAGTCAGAGGAAGCAGGGAGAGTTATCTTGGCTCAAAGGAATCAGTTTGCACAACGCAGGAGTCATACCAATTCTAACAAATAGGCAAAAATGGTATAATTATGATACTTAACAAATAATTCTAAATAAATCGGTGGATTTATAATGGATTCAAAAAACAAAGTAGCAGAACTCGTCAGAAAGAATGAAGAAGACTTCGTGAGGGGTGAGACCTCTCTTTCAAAGTATGTAGACTTCTCGCTTAATGAAAACATTGAGAAGATAGATGCGTATCTAAACTCCAAGCATACATCAGGAGAGACTGACGCTATGGGGAGAGACAAGCCGTTCTTCAACATCGTTACATCAGCCGTGAACATCTGGTACAGAGCTACCGACCTTGATAGGAAAGACATAAAAATCAAGGCAACTAAGTCTAGGGAGATAATGACTTCGTTCATAGCTACTGTCCACCTACAGAACTGGATGAGAAAGGACAACTTTGGTGCGTTCCTTAACGAATGGGGCAGGACTCTAGCACGCTATGGCTCTGCGGTAGTTAAGTTCGTAGAGAACGGAGAAGGACTGCACGCTATGGTAGTGCCGTGGAATCGCCTAATCGTAGACGCTGTAGATTTTGATAATGATGTAACCATCGAGGTTCTTGAGATGACTCCAGCTCAACTATCTAAGAAGAAAGGGTATGACCAAGAGATAGTGAAGAAACTTATCGATGCTACCACCACTCGAAAGACCACTGACGGACACCAGAAGGACAACAAAGACAACTTCATCAAAGTATATGAAGTACACGGAGATATGCCTCTTTCATTCCTAACAGGTAAAGACACAGACGAGGATGAGTATGTGCAACAAATGCACGTCATATCGTTCGTAGCAGGAAAAGAGAAAGGAGACTTTGATGACTTCACCCTTATCTCAGGAAAAGAAACTAATCACCCGTACATGATTACCCACCTAATCAAAGAGGATGGGCGGTCAATGAGTATCGGAGCAGTAGAACACTTGTTTGAAGCACAGTGGATGATGAATCACTCAGTCAAGAGTATCAAAGACCAACTAGACCTAGCTTCCAAGCTAATCTTCCAAACATCAGACGGTAACTTCGTAGGACAGAACGCTCTTAGCTCTATTGAGAATGGAGACATCTTAATCCACGCAACTAACCAACCGCTTACTCAGCTGGCTAACAATTCAAACGACATCGCATCACTTCAGAACTTCCAATCACAGTGGAAATCTCTTGGTAATGAAATCACAGGTATCAGTGAGTCTATGATGGGCACCGCAGCACCATCAGGAACAGCGTGGAGACAAGTGGAAGCCCTATTACAAGAGAATCACTCTCTCTTTGAGATAATGACCGAGAACAAAGGCTTGCACGTTGAAGAAATGATGAGGAAGTATATCCTGCCTTACTTGAAGAAGAAGATGAACACTGCAGATGAAATCAGTGCAACGCTAGACGCACAAGGCATTGAGAAGGTAGACAAGAAGTATGTCCCTATCGAAGCAACCAAAAGACTCGCTCAAAAGATAGCTAATCATATCCTCACGACAGGTGAAGTGCCTACCATCGGAGCAGAAGACGAGCAGATTGAAATTGATGGAGTAAAGATAGAGCTAGATGAACAGGGCAACCAGAGATTCTTCGTACCAGATGAACTATCAGACCTTACTTGGAAAGAGTTTTTCAAAGATATGGAATGGGAACTGGAGGTAGACATCACAGGTGAACAGAAAGATAAGCAGAACAACATGGCTACCCTTGTAACTGTCCTCCAAGCTATTGGTGGCAACCCAGCCCTCCTTCAAGACGAGAACGCACGCATGATTCTTAATAAGATACTAGAAATGACTAACGCTGTGTCACCTGCTGAACTAGCAAGCATCAAAGCAACCCCTCCTCAAGCATTACCAATGCAACCCTCTCCAGCAGCCCCTCCCGTAGGGCAGCCAATAGTCGGTGGAGGATTTACGGGTTAACAACTAATATAAAAAACGATGGATAGAATTAAAACAGAGAACGAACTGATTAAGAGGGTATTTAAGGGCAACGAAGCTCTCCTCAAGGTTATTCGTTCACTGTTCTTTGGTATCAAGCTATCAAAGGAACAGAAGAAGATTATCAAGGAGACATTCGCAGACGCAAACACTAGAAATATTGTAAGAAAAAGGTTCTTTGCTAAGTTCGGAGATGAAGCTGAAATCGGACAAATCGCTGACTTTTGGATAAGTGTTCCAGAAGAAAAGCTTGTCGGGGCAAGCCTTGACCAAATAGCTCAGATAATAGAGCCACGCAAGAGACTTCTTGAAATGTTTGATGTGTCTATAGCCCTCCTAGAAAACCCAGATGGTAAGCAGGTAGACTTAGCGTATGACCCTGAGGAAGATGACGAACTGTATATAACTCTCCTAACGAGAAACAAATACATGAACGCTGTCGAAGCAGGGCTTAATATGATGAAGATGCTTGCTGAGGCTAAAGACCTTACACCAGAGGAGCAGGAAGCGGTAAACAAAAAGAATAGTAGTAAATAAGAATAGTAAATAGTAGCGTGTCATTAAAAATGGTATAATTATACCAACGAGAAATCCACCTCTGTAAAAACAGGACTAAAAACTAGAACATCACTATGGAAAATGATGAAACAACTGCTGAAGGCATTGAACAGCACGATAATGAAAACAATGAAGCAACGGAGTTTATTGAAGAAACCGAAGATGAAAGTCCAGAGGAAGAAAACGATGAACCTGTTGACGATGGAACTGATTGGAAGGCAGAAGCTCTTAAATACAAGGCTATCCTAGAACGAAATAAGTCTAAGAAACCTGAAATGCGAGTAGATTCTGCTAAGAAGATTGGTGACATCAACACAAGGGATTTATATGCTCTGTTTGACGCAAAAGTACCTGAAGATGATGTAGAGGAGGTGCGTGAATACGCTCAACTCAAGAAAATATCAATCGCAGACGCTCTAAAGACAAATCTGGTTAAGACAATCCTGAGTGACAAAGCAGAAATGCGAAAGACTGCATCAGCATCTAATGTTGGTACAGCAAGACGCAGTTCTGGTAAAGTCTCAGACGAAGTGTTGCTATCTAAAGCATCTAAAGGAGAAATGCCTGAAGACGTAGAAGACATCAATAGACTTGTCCGAGCTAGATGGGGCGTGAAATAGCCTCTAAATCGGTGGGTTATTAAAGTAATTTTAACCCTAATTAAATGGCTAACACTATAAGCTCAAGAACATACCGCGATAAGTTTCGTCAGGCAACTCTTGAACAAGCACTAAGAAACCGTCTTGTTGCAGAGAAAATCTGTAATGTAGACCGAACAGACAACAAAAGAATTCAATCTCCGTATGGCTCACAGCCAACTGCGGTAGTTCAGGCTATTGTCGGAACTTACACAGTCGCTGATTTCACTACTACAGATGACACTCTTACAGTCACTGATGAAGTAATCGTAGCAGAACATATCTTTGATTTTGAAGATGTGCTTACTAACTTCGACCTATTCGCATCACGAACTGATGAGTCTGTATATCAAGTAGCAAACAGAATCGACCGATTTGTTCTTAACAACCTCTGTGAAGATGGAACAGGAGCTTACACAACTCCAGCAGGAGGATTCACAACCGCAGCAAACATCAATGTAATCATGTCTAACTTGATTTCACAGGTTTCTGGGTTTGATGATGTGTACAAGGGATTGTTCCTCGTTATCGAGAACACTGACATGGTTGGATTCGTTCAAGCTCAGGCAACAAACGGTTTCAACTTTGCAGACTCAGCACTTAAAAATGGTTTCATCGGAAACTACATGGGTGTAGACATTCACGTTGTTCGCACAGGAACTTTCGCTTCAGAAACTCTTGGAACAACAACTTACACAAACTCTGCACACCGAGTATTCGGAGTCAAGAACGTAGCGACATACGCTTCACCACGAGGTATTCGCTTCGAGGAGAAGTCAGTATCTCTAAAGACTGGAATGGAAGTTGTAACTTACGGATACATTGGATTCAAACTTTGGGCTCCAAAGGCTGCTCTAATCGTAGACATTACACTTGCATAGTTAAATCCCCTTTTTGGGGGAGTAGGGAGAATTATTAAAAGTGTTATAGGTTTAATGTAGTAGAGTTGTTTTCCCACCGATTTCAAATCTACTACACTAAGCCTATAAATACATTAAAAATAATTAATCTTACTCCCCTCGAAAGGTCTTACTAACTAACACATACATATGGCACAACCAAATGGATTAAATCCAACTCTTACACAACCAAGAATAGAAACTCCTATTATTACGAATACACCGCAAGCTATTAACGCTACGGCTACCGCAACAGCAGGACAAGTAAAGTCAGGGTACATTACCTCAACATCAGCAGCAGCTACAGCCATCACGCTTCCTACAGGAACCTTGCTTGGTGCAGAGCTTAATGCAGTACGAGGCACTGTTCTTGATTTGTTTGTAGATAACACAGCAGGTGCAAACACCGTAACTATTGCAGTTGCAGTAAACGGTATTCTTTCAGCTCTCGCAGCAGCAAACGGGGCAGAATCAGGCTTACTAACAGTTCCTTCAGGGATAACTGGACAGGCTTGTTTCCGTCTTATGTTTAGTTCTGCAACAGCGTACACCTTCTCTCGTATCGCATAACGTTCTAACCCTCTCCATCATTCGTGGTGGGAAGGAATTAGCACGGTAATAAGAAAACAACAATGGTATTCTCAGACACAGTAACTAACACAGGTATCGTTCAGCAAACAAGGGCTTTGATGCGTGTTGATTCTACTCAATGGGCTACTTCCAACATCACCAACTCAACTAACAACTGGCTTGATAGGATTTTCAACTATGGCGTGGGTATTGATAGAAACTTTCAGCTAGATGACACCAATCACACGAAGCTACCAATAGGAACAACTAATCTTATTGCAGACCAATCCACCTACTCATTCCTTACAGACCAAGACGGAAACAGAATCACCAACATCACTAGAATTGACGTTCTTAACTCTGCAGGTAACTGGACACAGCTTAAAAAGATAGACGCTAAGGAGATTGTCGGTGCATTAGACGAATACAAGAAAACAGCAGGTATTCCACAGGAGTATGACCTTGTTGCTGACAACGTAGTAAAACTGTACCCAAAGCCTATAGCTAACGTAGCCGAGGGCATTAAGTATTACTTCCAGAGGACTCCTTCGTACCTACTGGCAACAGACACCACTAAACAGCCTGGAGTAGCCAGCTTTCTTCATAGGGGGTTTGTAGTAGCTTCTGCGTATGACGGAGCAGTAGCACTAGGACTTCCAAACCTGAACGCACTCGCTGTAGAACTACAAAAAGAGGAAGGAAAAATGAGAGACTACTTCTCTTTAAGGAACACAGATAGTAAAAAGAGAATGATTCCTAACGTGGGAAATAACCGATGATAACAAACGTAGCAAAACCAACATCATCTCTGACAAACTCTGCAAAGGTTGTCGGATATGAAACATGGGCTACTATCACCACAACATACGCCAGTGAGACTCGCACTTGGGCAGAGACAGGAACAATCTTTACTAACGCATTAAGACCGAGTTCTTCACTTACTAACATAGCAAAACCAGCATGAGTATTTTAACCACAATCAACGCAGGAGATAATATCTCAACAAGTCGTACTGACATTAATACCAATTTCAGTAATCTTAACGCTGATAAGGTAGAGACTACTGTACTTGATACCGATACTACTCTGGCTGCTAATAGTGACTTGAAAGTTGCTACACAGAAGGCAGTAAAGGCGTATGTAGATACGGGAGGTAACTCTAATGCGAGTGAAACAGCTAGAGGTATTGTGGAGGAAGCTACTGATGCGGAAGTAACGGCTGGAACTGCTACTGGTGCAACAGGGGCTAAGTTGGTGGTAACACCAGCGAAGTTAGCTACTAGGCTTGCTACTGTAGCACCTAACATTCAGACCTTTGCTAGTTCTGGCACTTGGACAAAACCTGCTGGAGCTAGATTCGTTAGTGTGTTTGGCATAGGTGGTGGAGCCCCAGGAGCTGCATCAGGTACCACTAACCCACCACAAGGCGGCGGTGGCGGCGGCGGTGGTGCGTTTAGTGCTTATTACAACAATGCGGATTTAATCACAGCCACTGTAACAGTAACAGTTGCGACAGGGGCGGTAAGTGCATCAGCTTCCACCTTTGGTTCCTATTTAAGTGTAGCTGGGGGGGTAACTGGTCTGACTTTGGGCGGTGCAGGTGGAGCAGGAGGTGCTGCTGGTACTAACGGCATCGCTGGCGGAGCGGGAGGCGGAGGCGGAGGAAGTAACCAGGGAGGTGGCGGAGGCGGAGGCGGTGGTGGGTCAGTTGGGGCTACTGGTGCTACTGGCGGTGCAGGTGGAGCAGGTGGTACTGCAACGTCTGCTTCAGGAGGAGCAGGTGGGGCAGGAGGAGCCACTGGTGGAGTTGTGGGTGCAGTTGGTGTGACGTACGGAGGGGGCGGTGGTGGAGGCGGTGGTAGCATCAATACCAACATTCTAGGTGGTAATGGAGCTTCTGGCTTATTTGTAGTCGTAACATATTTCTAACAAAACACAGTGCCCAAACAAATAGAAATAAAAATAGATAACTTCTCAGGTGGCATCGCGGATGATGTCAGGAAGGTTTCTGGTAGTGAGTTCATTATCTCAAAGCACTTCGATATTTTCAGTAACCCTAAAAGGCTCACTCCCTATCGTTCACTTGAAGTAGACCACGCTACTGCTATTGGTGCGACTGACTTACGACAGTATTTTGTCAGAGACTTTCTCTATCCCTCTGGTTCAGGAAAGCTCTATGGA